TTAGAGGCCTGCTTTGAGTGATTCGATGGCGATGTCGATGAGTTTTTTCTCGGCTCCGTTTTGCAGTTGACCGCTGCCGTTGATGGGGAGGTATGGTCTGGCCGGGATGGTGACTTTTCTTCCGCGTCCTGCTTGGCCGCCGAGGTGGTGGATTGCGGCGTATTTTTTGTTGCTGCCGATTTGGGCGAAGCCGTTTCCGGTTTTGGTGGAGATACTGGCGGCGAGTTGGCCGGTCAGTTGCAAGGTTTTGCCGCTGTCGGCGGCACGTTTGCTTTGTTTCCACTTTTCACTGCCCCAGCTTTCGTTTTCGAAGTTGTCTTCTGTAAGGGAGACCATTTCGGTGGCGATGGCACGCATCATGGGGCGGGTGTCGGTGGCGTTTTTGAGCAGCCGGTTGAGGCCGTGTTCCAGTTGGTCGGCATCTAAACTGATTTCAAGCATATTCGTTTTCCGTTACGTCGCAATTAAATAAATCGGCTAGGTTTTTCATCAGAATGAATGCCTGATGGCCATCTATTCTGATGGTAATGTCTCTATGTATAAGTAAGACGCTGTTTAAACCGACGGTGTGGTCAACTTTAATTTCACAAGCTTGGTCTTTATCCGATAAGTCAAGATGTACCATTTTTATCCTTTAAGTAAATTAAGTACCCAAGCCAGTTCCGCCGCTGACAATGCTGCTTTGAATTTGGCGTTGCCCATCATGGTTTTGAGTGCGATACGGGCGATGTCGGGATGGACGGCCTGTGCTTTCTGCACCGCCACCGAAGCCATGCGCGAGAGCATGGCTTGGCCTTGGTTGGCGTTGAAGCCTGCGCTGGGGGCGACGAATTTGCCGCCGATGCGGATGCCCGTGCGTTGGGCGTAGCGTTCTTCGCCTGTGTATTCGTTGGTGCCGATGTCGATGGTTTGGGTTTCCAGCATCGGGCTGGGTAACACTTTGGCTTCGCCTGCTGCACGCGATAATGGACGCACGCGGCAGCGGCAGCGGAAATCGAGCGGCGGATACAGGGTGTCCCAAACCGGGTCGCCGGCACGGTACACACGGCCGTGCAGCAGGCGGTGGCTGTCGCGGGTGCGGCTGTCGTTGATGGCCACATATTGCCAATACGGGTGTGTGCCTACCGAGTCCATCATCTCGGCATAGCGGCCTGCCATGTAGGCTGACTGCATGTTGGTGAGGTAGATGGTTTTCAGGCGGTGCGGCGTGCCGAGTGTGGCCGTCTGAATGCCGCCTGTGTCAGGATTGGTAACTTCTTGTCTGCCCCACCAGCCTTTTCCTTGCAAAACGGGCGTGAGCTGGCGGGTGAACTCTTCCAAGGTCTCGCCGTTTTCAGCCGCGTGAACTACCGCTTTATAGATGTCTTCGGCCACGTCCATACCCGCGGTTTTGGCCACGGTAAACGCGGTAGCGTGCGTGTCGTCCAGTATATCCTGCCAGTCCCACGAGACGTTCACGCCTTTTTGCTTCAGATATTCAACTGCCGCTTCGGGTGTCATGCCGAACACGGCTTTAATGTCTTCGGGATTCATACCAACTCTCCACGTGCTTCAATGCGTCCGACCAAGTCCGACAGAAAAATCACGCGAGCCAGCTCGTTCTGCAGGTCGGCATCGTCCATATTCGGAAAGGCTTCGGCCAAACGGTCAAGGATATTGTCTTCGGTTTCGCCCTTTTGAATTTCGGCGGCCAAAACAGCGGTTAAGGCTTGGCTTTGTGCGTTCAGACGGCCTGTATCGGGCGCGAGCGTGTCGATGATTAAGCCTGCATCGGTGTGGTTATGCTCGGCAAAGTCGGCCGACGGTTTTTTGCTGCGCGGAAACTCACTGCGTTCGTTTTCAGACGGCATGACCGGGCTTTCCGCCTGTTCGACAATATCGCCATCCTCCAAACCGTAGGTGCGTTTCCAGTATTGCGGCGTAAATTTCAGGCCCGAATCGGCCAAGGTTTTATCCCGTTCGGCACGTTCTTTGGTGCCGGCTTCTTCATTTTCAAACAACTCGAACTTGGGCGCAGGAACATCGCCGAAATTCAGTTCCACCACCCATGCAATCAGTTGATTAAACGTAGTTTCCACGATACGGCTGTCGCTGTCTCGGATGTCGGCGGCCACTTCCAAGCCCGCCGCCGCGCTGGCGTGGTTGGTGTCTTTGTCGGTGGTTTGGTCTTGGCCGAGCAGCGCGATGTTGATTTCGCTGCGGCAGTAGCGGATGAGCTTGTCGTAAGCATCGACCGATGAGGATTTACCGCTGGCTTCGTGGATTTCCACGCTGGAATCGTTGGGAATCGTACCAACCGAGTTTGCGATCAGGGCTTCCAGCGCGTCGAGCAGCTTTTCGGTATCGTCGGGGGTATTGCTGCGCGGCTCTTTGCCGATGAGCCACGGCGCACCATATTTTTCTGTGAACTGCACCCAGAATTTCAGGCCGCCGCGTTTGAAAGTTACCAGCCAGAACACCAAGCCCAAATCGCCCAAACCGTAGGGGTTGAGATAATCGGCTTCGTGGGTCGGACAGAGGAATTTATACGGCGGCAGCGGCTCTTGCTTGAGGCCGTTTTGCGTATAAACCAACTCGTTTTGTCCATCAAACCCGAACCATTCCTGCGGCTTGGCCACAATTTCAGATGGCAGCCACTGCGTATCCTGCTGCCAAATCAGCTCAATGGGTTGATAACCGAACAGCGGCGCGTTGAGAATGTCTTTAATCAGACGGTAAACATCGGTTTCGGCCAGCCAGTTCTCGACGAATTGACGCACGTTTTCCGGCACATCATCGCCCGTAAGCTGCCAATCCAGCCGCGCGACGGCGGCTTTTCGGCGGCGTACCAGACTGCCGACCAAAGGGTCGCGCAGTAGCTCACGGTACACGGAAATTTGCCTGCCCGCTTTGCGCAAAATCGGGTCGGGATTGGGCAGCCAACCGTTGAAGCCACCTAGAAACTGGCGTGATACGGCGATATGGCTGCTCAGGTCTTCGGGTTTGAAGGTTACGCCCTTGCCGTTCAGTTTGAGTTTGAAATGCGGTTTTTTCATTTTTCAGACGGCCTTATTAATAGTGAATCTTTTGCTTACTGATTTTGCCGCAGCAAGCACATTGCCTCAGATGGACAAACCCGATTGGTCGCTCATCTGTTTCGTTCTTGTACAAGGGGATGATTGTCAAATTTTGCCATCGGTGAATACCGAACAAGCACGAAAATTTCATCAAAATCCTCCTGTCAGTCTGCTACGGCGTTTGATTTTACGGCTGGCCACGCGTACCGGCCCGGCATTCAGCTCGCGGCTGGCGTAGTGCGCCAGCACCAAGGCAATGGCCGCGTCGCCGTGGCGTTTTCTGCCGTCCGTGCCTTTGGTGCGGGTATCGGGGATACGCGGTACGCCGCGAACCAGCTCGAAGGCACGCAAATCGGCAAGGATGTCTTTGTCGCGCGGCAAGCCGTCGAGCGTGCCGTCTTCCAGCGCGGCCTTGAACGGCGCGGTGTGGCTGCGGTACCAGTTTTCCGACAACATTAAGTGGCGCAGCGCACGGGCGATTTGATTGACGAATCCATCCGTCGCGCCGAGCTGCAATACGTTGACCGCCCGATTGATGATGCCCTCATCGACAGCTTGGTCGAAACCGTGCGCACCTATCTGGGTACGCTGCCGAGTATCGTCGGCTTTGAAGTGGGCTTGGACTACGATTACGACCTGCCCGATGCGTTCAGTAAAGACCAAGTCCCCATCAAATACGACTACACGCCCAAGCTGCCGGCCGAGCGCATCACCAATACCAGCGTAATGACGCGCAAATACTTGGTCAACCTCGCCTCCGGCAACAGCAATTAAGGAGCTGACACATGAGCGATTACATCCGCGCGATTTACAACGCCAACGTTTACGTTGACGGCAACAGCCTGTTGGGCAAGGCATCCGAAGTCAAACTGCCTGATTTTGAAATCAGCCAAGACGAACACAAAGGCTTGGGCTTGTTTGCCACCATCAAGCTGCCATCGGGTGCCGAAGCCTTGGAAGGCGAAATCACTTGGAACAGCGTCTATCCCGAAGTGGCCGAAAAACTCTACAACCCGTTTCGCGGTGCGCAACTGATGGTGCGTGCCAACCAGCAGCTGCACGATGCGGCGGGTTTGGCCAAGGAAGTGCCGGTGGTAACGTTTTTAACCGTGCTGCCGAGCAAAAACGGCTTGGGCACGTTTAAGCCGAAAGAAAAATCGGAACACAACACCACCTATCAGGCCACCAAAATCCGCCAAGTCATCGACGGGCGCGAAGTGCTGTATTTCAACGCGTTTAAGAATATTTACCGCGTCGGCGGCAAAGACGTGTTGGCGCAGATGCGCAAAAACATCGGCGCGTAGGTTTTAAGACGTATTAAAAGCCGTTTCAGACGGCCTTTGGCAGAATCGCTGTATCTCCCGCAGATACAGCGATTTTTATTTGTATTGAACTTTTAAAAAGGATTGAAAAATGAACGAAGCACAGAAACTGCAAGAAGACTTGGGCGTAAGCCAAACCGTGAAGCTGAAATATCCGGTGCGCTTGGCGACGGGCGAAACGCTGACTGAGCTGAAGCTGCGACGCCCTCGCGTGGGCGATTTTCGTGCCGTGGCGCATTTGAGCGGCGATGCCGAACAGGAACTGGCGATTTTTGCGCGCATTACGGGCTTGGTACCTGAAGACTTGGACGAGCTGGATTTTGCCGATTACAAACAGATGCAAGACTGGTTTCGCCGCTCGCAAGAAGGCAGATCCGAATCAGCCGCCGCTGAGTAGGCAGGAAGCCGACGCACGACTCTTGAATGCAGCGGCAGACGTGGCTTGGTGGTTCGGTTGGAGCGTGCAAGACGTGTATGCGCTGCCGCTGGATGAATTTGAAGACTGGTTAAACGAAGCAACCCGCCAGATTAAGGCGGGTTATGGAAGAACTAGCAGTTTTTAAGTCAGTTTGTCTTTGATAAAGACCAGCCCTGCGGCCAAGCCGCCAACAGCTAAACTAAGCAGCATAGCTGGTAGGCCACCGAGCAGCAGATAAAGTGCGACTGCCGCGGCGAGGATAATAATCAGGGGCAAGACCAATTCAACTAAGGGAGCAGACGAATAGGCAACGAACGCCAAGGCTACCGCTGCCAAATACAGTACAAAGCAGGCATGAAATGCCGCATCACTGACGCGGTGGAAAATTTTCCCGTATTTTTCGGTTGCGTACATGATTCCCTCCTAATGTTTCCATCATAAAGGTTAATAGCAAAAATGGCAAACGGATTCACACTGGGCATTACCGTCGGCGCATCCGTTGGTGCGGCGGTAGCCGGCATCAAATCCGTCAAATCTTCTTTGGACGTGCTGGATAAAACCAGTGCTAATTTGGCTGCACGGCAAAAACTGCTCGGCCAAACTTTGGAAAACCCGTTGCGGATGACCCGCAGCCGCGTCGGTGAGCTGAAGCGCGAATACGATCAGCTCGGCCGCACTATTGCTAAGATTGATGCCAAACGTGCCGATGTTGCTGTTTTGCAGCAGAAACGACAGCAACATTACGACAAACGCCATAACTTTAAAGATGAGATTTTAGGTGCTGCTACTGCCGCCGGTGCGGTGGCTGTACCGGTTAAGCTGGCGGTTGCGTTTGAGTCGTCAATGGCTGATGTACGCAAAGTCGTCGATTTCGATACGCCGCAGCAGTTTAAGGAAATGGAACAGGACATCTTAAAGATGACTCGCACCATTCCGATGGCAGGCAGCGAATTGGCCAAAATCGCTGCATCCGGTGGCCAATTGGGTATTGCACGCCAAGATATTCCGGCCTTTACCGAGACCATCGCCAAGATGTCGGTGGCTTTTGATATGACCGCCGAACAAGCAGGCGACAGCATGGCGAAGCTGGCCAATGTCTACAACATCCCGATTGCCCAAATCGGCAAACTCGGCGATGCCGTCAACCATTTATCCAACAACAGTCCGGCTAAGGCTTCGGACATTGTCAATACGCTCGGACGAGTCGGCGGTGTGGCCAAACAGTTCGGCCTGACCGAACTTCAGACGGCTTCGCTTGCCAATGCCTTTATCAGCTTGGGCAAAACACCTGAAGTGGCCGGTACCGCCGTCAACGGTATGCTGACCAAGCTGATGACGGCAGACAAGCAGGGCAAAAAATTCCAAGCCGTTTTGGAAGGCATGGGTACGGATGCCAAAACCCTGAAAAAGCGATTACCGAAAACGGCGAACAGGCGCTGATGGATTTCCTGAAGCAGATTGAAAAGCTGCCGAAAGAAAACCAGATGGGTGCGTTGGTGGATTTGTTCGGCTTGGAATATGCCGATGATGTAGCCGCGTTGGTTGGCGGTTTGGATACCTATAAAAAGTCCGTTCAAGAGCTGCAAAAAGCAGGAAAAGACGGCAAGCTCGAATTTATGGGCAGTATGGAGAAAGAGTTTGCTGCGCGTTCGACGACAACAGCCAACAATTGGCAGCTTTTGAAAAACGGGCTGGCTGAAATCGGCATTACCATAGGCAGCGTGCTGCTGCCTGCCTTGAACCAAATGATAAATGGCGTCAAACCGCTTATTAACGGTTTTGCCGATTGGGCAGCTAAGAACCCGGAGTTTGCCAATACCCTGTTTTATGTGGCGGCAGGTATGGCCTCGCTCAAAGCCGGCAGTTTCGTTTTCCGATTTTTGGGGAATGAAATCGGTGGCCTGATGACTTCTTTCCGCTTGGCCAAAACCCTGTTGGGTGCGGACTGGATGGCAACGGTCTTACGGTTTAAATCGGGAGTGGGATTTTTGGCCAGAGGCTTCGGTCTGCTTAAAACTGTATTCTCTGCTTTCGGCAGCGGAGTGATGACGGTTATCCGCTTCCTGCCTATGCTGGCTTCGGGCTTTCTCAAACTCGGCATGGCGCTGATGACCAACCCCATTTTCCTCGCACTCGGTTTACTGGCCGCGGCCGCCTATCTGCTCTACACCAACTGGGAAGGCGTGGTCGGCGGAGCCAAGGCACTGTGGCAGGATTTGGGCAACTTCTTCGGCAGTCTGTGGACATCGGTTACGACTGCATTTCAGACGGCATGGAGCGGTCTGACCACATGGTTTTCGGTGGTTTGGCTCAACATCACAACGTTGCTGTCGGCGGTGTGGGAGAGCATCAAAACCACGGTATCGACCGCGTGGGAAAGTATCAAGGCCTTTTTCTCGACCGGCATTGCCGCGCTCTTAAACCTGATCCTGACCTTCTCGCCGGTTACCGCCTTTATGACGGCCTTCCAATCGGTATGGACTTGGTTGTCGGGCTTGGGGCGACCTTTATGAGCTACGGCGGCATGATGATAGACGGGCTGGTCAACGGCATTACGGCAGGTATCGGCCGCGTGGTCGGTGCGGTGCAGAACGTGGTGTCGATGGCCAAATCCGCATTTACCTCCGACCGCAAAGGCATGGGCATCCACTCGCCCAGCCGTGTGTTCCAAGGCTACGGCGGCTTTATGACCGAGGGTCTGGCCATCGGTATCCGCCGCACGGCGGCACGTCCCGTACAGGCCGTCGGCGCATGGGTAGGCCGTCTGAAAGAGCGTTTCGGCAGCCGTGTGGGCAGTCTGCGTGCCGATTTGGCCGCATGCATTTCAAGCAGCGTCGCAGATTTTGCCTCGGCGCGCACACAACAGGCGCAGGCGGCTGCGGGAGCAGGCGGCATTACCGTGAACTTTAACCCGACCATCCATGCCCCGGGCGGCGATCCTGCGCAAATTCATACGGCCTTGCAGATGGGCTTGCGCGAATTTGAAACGCTGTTTCAGCGCATGATGGCCGACCGCGAACGGAGGGCTTACTGATGTATGCACAATTGGGCGATATTCGCTTCGAGCTGCTGCAGAGTTTCAGCAGCTTGGAAGCTACCTACACGGCGAAGTTTGCCAAGCACGAAGTACTGGCGGGACGGCCACGTTTGCAGGCTTTGGAGAACGAGCTGACCGAGCTGCGTTTCTCGCTGAAGCTGCATTGGCTGCTGGGCAATCCCGACACGGCCTACAAGGGGCTGCTGGCGGCATTGGAGGTGAAACAGGCGGTATCGCTGGTTTACGGCAGCGGCCGCTTTGCGGGCTGGTGGGTAATTGAGCGGCTGACCGAGCGCACACTGATACAGGACGCGCAAGGCCGCACGGCCGCGCGCGAATTGGATGTGGAGCTGACCGAGTTTGTCGGTGACCCGAACAATCCGCTGCCCACCCCTGCCGTGATGGGCGGCAAACAGAATCCGCTGCTGTCGCTCTTGCCCGAATCGGTACAGGCGCAAGCAGACGAAGTGATGAAAGCCGTGGAAACGGGCGTGAAAATCTACCGTGCGGCGGAAAGCGGCCTAGATGAGATGCAATCGCTGCTGACGGCGGCCAAAACCTTGAAACACGACCCTGCCGCGCTGTTGAACCTTGCCGGAGACGCTTTTGGCTCGGGAAGCGGCGTGTTGGCCAAACTGAACGGCCTGCCCGAAGTGACCGCCGTGTTGGGCGATTTGTCGGGCGCGGCGCAGATGGCCGAACAACTCGGCCAAACCGGAACGCTGCTGGGCGGTACGGTGGCCGGATTAAGGAGCGGCATTGAGGGCGGCACGGTCGGTAGCTGGCTGGATGCGGCGGTGTCGGGTGTCGAATCGGCGGCCGGTGTGGTGCAGAATGCTTCTGCCGCTGCCGAAACGCTGACCGGCCTGCTGGCCGCAAGGAGAGAGGTATGAGTGCGGTTTTACACCACACCACGCGCGCGGGCGACCGCTGGGATTTGATTGCCCACAAGCATTACGGCAATGCGCTGATGATTGATGGGCTGATTGCGGCCAATCCGCACCTGCCCCTAGCCGAAGAATTTTCAGACGGCCTGACCGTGTTTGTGCCGGTGTTGGAAAGCAAGCCGAAAAACAGTCAGGCGGATATGCCGCCTTGGTTGCGGAGGGATAAATAATGGACGTTTTGGGCGCATTTTTGCAGCAGGCGGGTTTGGTTTCGGCCAACGTCCACCCCGTTACCCAACCCGATTTCCTGCTGGCTTACGAGCAACAGGACATTACCGCCGACATCAAACCCTATCTGCTGTCGCTGACCTACACCGATTATCTGGGCGGCCAGTCAGACGAATTACAGGTGGATTTCGAAGACACCGACGGCCGATGGCTCTCCGGCTGGTATCCCGAACAGGGCGACGCGCTGAACCTGTCTCTGGGCGACCAGTTCACGGGCTTGGTGGATTTGGGCAGCTTTGAGATTGCCGAAATCGAGTACAGCCATCCGCCAAGCGTGGTGTCGCTGAAAGCCTTGTCCACAGGGATTACCAAAGCCAACCGCACCCTGCAGGCCAAAGCCTATGAAAAAACCACGTTGGCCAAAATCGTGCGCATGGTGTCAGGCCGTCTGAAACTGAAAGTGGACGGTGAGTGTGAACATATTGAAATCGAACGCGTGACCCAGTATCAGGAGCGCGACATCGAGTTTTTGGCACGCTTGGCCAAACAATACGGCCACACCTTCAAAATCGCCGGCGACACTTTGGTGTTTATGAGTAATGCGAAGCTGGCCGAACGCGAACCCGCGGCCGAGCTGCTGCCTGCCGACATGATCCGCGTGCGGCTGCGCGATTTGATTAAAGGCGTGCCGGGCAAGGCGGTGGTAACGGGTTACGACCCGAAAACCAAAAAAAGCCATGAAACCGAGCGTAAAGCCCGCCCGCGCCGCCCGAACGCCAAACGCGGCACATCGGGCGACACGCTCAAAATCATCCCCAACAAAGGCGAGAGCCAAGCGCAGACCAATGCCCGCGCCGATGCTGCTTTGGCCGATGCGCAGGATGAGCAATGCGCCGGCAATGTGACCGTGGTCGGCAACGCCAAGCTGGTGGCCGGGCAAGTCGTTATGCTGAAAAGCCACGGCAAATTCAGCGGCCGCTATATGGTCAAGCAGGCACGCCACAGCTATGACCGCATGAGCGGCTACACAACCGATTTGGAAATCAAAATGCTGGAATACATTCCCGAAACCGGACAGGAGGCAGGCAATGCTGCAAACCCATGATTTCACCGCCACCATGCAGTTCGGCATTGTGGCCGCGGTCGATGAAGCGGCGCACAACCTGCGCGTGCGGCTGCCCGCGCTGGAAAACCTGGAAACCGACTGGCTGCCGATGATTACCCCTGCGGCAGGCGGTAATCAGTTTTACAGTCTGCCCGACGAGGGCGAGCTGGTGGTATGCCTCTTGGACGCGCGTGGCGAAACGGGCTGTGTGGTCGGTGCTATTTACAATGCGGTTGACAAACCGCCCGCGGCCGACAAAGACAAATGGGTGCGCCGGTTTAAAAACGGCACGGTTATCGAACATGACCGCCAAACGGGTGACGTGCTGGTTAAAACGCAAGGTGTGGTAACGATTGATGCCGATGCTGTAGTGAAAAAAACGCTGACCGTTAACGGCCTGTTTACCTATACCGCCGGTATGTCGGGCAAAGGCGGCAGCGGAGCGGCAGCAAAAATTGACGGTGCCATCGAAGCCACGGGCGACATCAAGTCCAAAGGCATCAGCCTGCCCGACCACCATCACGACGGCGACAGCGGCGGCAAAACCGGAAAGCCCGAGTAGTTTTAATCCGCATTAAAAGCCGTTTCAGACGGCCTTACCTACAATCCCTGTATCCACCAACGATACAGGGGTTTTTTCATGGAGTTTTCCACGCCTGTTTCCAAACACTGGCAGCTTGCCCAAGGCGGCAGCGGGCTGTCTCAGGGTGTGGACGACATCGACCTGTGTATCCACACCATTTTGTCCACCCGCAAAGGTTCGGACGTGACCCGTCCCGATTTCGGCAGCAACCATTTCGACTGGATTGACGCGCCGGAAGACGTGTTTGTTCCCAACGCCGTGCGCGAGGTGGTGCTGGCCGTTCAGACGTGGGAAAAACGTGTGCTGGTGGACAACGTAACCTTTTCGGGCAACGCGCCGCACATCACGATGACCGTGCATTGGCGCGTGGCCGATGACGTGGCAGGCGAGATTTACGCCACGCAAGTGATTTTGGAGCAGGCAGCATGGATTTAGCAAAACTCAAACGTGCCCACGTGAAGGTGGTGGACGACGATTTGGCCAAAGTGCTGGCCGAAACCATCGCCGACTACGAACAGCGCAGCGGCAAGACCTTACAGCCCGCACACATTGAGCGGCTGCTGATTAATACCTATGCCTACCGGGAAACATTGGTGCGCCAGTCGCTCAATGAAGCCTACCGCCAGCAGCACCCGCGCTTTGCCACGGGCTTGATGCTGGATTTGTGCGGCGACGACGTGAATACGCCGCGTCTGCTCGCGTCGGCCGCCCGCTGCACCATCCGTTTTACCGCCGATTTGAGCGGTGTTCAGACGGCCTATATCCCCGTCGGTACGCAGGTGGCCGCGGGCGAAGTGGTGTTTGCCACCACCGAAGCGGCCGAACTCTCGGCTGCACGCAAACAGGCCGACTTGCAGGCCGTCTGTACGCAAAGCGGCGCGGCGGGCAACGGCTGGGCGGCAGGCCAAATCAGCAACCTGCTGACTGCGTTTTCAGACGGCCTGAACGTCAAGGCCGTCAATATCAGCGTACCTTCGGGCGGTACGGATGTCGAAACCGACGATGCCTACCGCGAGCGTATCCTGCTTGCGCCGGAGAGCTTTTCGGTAGCCGGGCCGGTGGGCGCATACGAGTATTTCGCGCGCCGCGTGAACCCGGCCATCTGCGATGTCCATGTGGACAATAAAAAAACCGCCTCGGGCGAGCCGATAGGCGGGCAGGTGCAGGTAACGGTGCTGACCAAAAACGGCCTGCCCTCGGAAGAGCTGCTGCGCGAAGTGGCCAAAGCCCTGAGCCACGAACGCGTGCGGCCGCTGTGCGACACCGTGACCGTATCGGCACCGACGGCGGTGGATTACGCACTCGATGCCGAGCTGGTGCTGTTTACGGGGATTAATCCTGCCGAAGCCGTGGCCGCTGCCGAAGCGGCGTGGGCGGCCTATGAAGCCGCTCGGCGCGAACAACTGGGCAGGGATATTGTGCCGCTGGACATTCAGACGGCCTTAAAGGTGGCGGGTGTGTACAACGTGGTGCTGCACAACCTGCCGCTTAAGGTGGTGGCCGCCAATCAGTGGGCGCGCAGCACCTCGGTGCGCATCCGCGCCGCCGCCCAAACGGTGGAGGGTTAAAACATGGCCAAACTGAGCTATGCGGCGGTGATTGAGCGCGACCAACGCTACAAAATGCTGGCCGATTTGGGCTTGCGGCTGAACGACACCGATGCCGTCAAGTTGATGCCGCGCCTTATCCATCTGGTCGTACCCGAGCATTTGGAGCTGTTGGCCGAGAGCCGCAGCATCTTGGGGCAGACGGCTACTGGCTGGCCGAATCCGACCAGATGCGCCGCCGCCTGATTAAGGGCGCATACGGGCTGCACCGGCATAAGGGCACACCGTGGGCAATCCGCGAAATCGTGCGGCGGCTGGGCTTCGGCGAAGTGCAGATTATCGAAGGCATGGGCAACAAGCGGCACGATGGCGAAATCACGCGCGACGGTCGCTATGCCCACGGTCACAGCGACCGCTGGGCGCATTACCGCATCATCATGAACAACGTGATTACCAACGATCAAGCCGCGCTGCTGCGCCATACCCTGAGAGCCTTCGCGCCGGCACGCTGCGTACTGGCCGCGCTCGACTATCAGGCCAGCGCATTGAGACACAACGGCCGCGCCAAACGCGGCGGCCAATTCAACAGAGGAACCGCATGACATGGCAAATCTAGTAGAAACCAGCCGCTGGGAAGCAGGCATTTACCAGCTCGAAACCTCCGACCCCGTGATGGGCGGCCCCAACGGCATCGACAACCGCCAGCCCCGCGAGTTGGCCAACCGTACCTTATGGCTCAAAAACGAAATCGCCAAAGCCGTGCAAAGCATCGGAAGCAACAAAACTGCCGCCGACCAAGCCATTGCACTCAAGGCCAACGCCGCCACGCTGTTTACTGCCGGCGCAGGTCTGACAGGCGGCGGGTCGCTGGCGGCCAACCGCAGTTTTGCGCTGGCCACACCGTCCACGCTCAACGGCAGCACCACCAACTGGGCAGGTAACGGCGCAACCGGCCACACCCACGAGCTGGCCAAAGCCACGCCTACCGTGGCGGGCGTAGCCAAACTGGTGAATACGCTAGATGTATCCGCTACCGATGCCGCGCTGACGGCGGCAATGGGCAAAAAACTGCAAGACGAAAAGCTCGGCAACAGCGGCAACCAAACCATCACGAACGGCACATTGACCGTCGGCAAATCAAACGAATGGGCAGCCGTCAGAATCCCTTCCGGCGCGGGTGTGTGGGAAATCGAAACCAATCCCAATCTGCCGCCGCCACCGAAGGCAGTATCAGAATGGGGTTTAAGTTCGTCGAAAGCGGCCAGTCTGCCAAAGGCATCATCATGCCCGCGCTGTCGACCGGTTATGAAACGGTGGCTTATCAAAGCTGGGTGAATGAAAAAATCGCCCATCTGGACAACGGCAAAGTGCCGTCAGTCGCTTACAACTACTCGATAAGAAACTCAACCGACTACAGTAAAAGCGGCTTTTATCGGGCAAATGGTAATGAATTGGATGGAAAAAGATTGCCATGGATGGAAATGCACATTTCCCACCCGGAGCAGAGTGAAAACCAATACGGGCGCGGCATCGGTTTTTCCTACGGCCCGAGTTTCGACCTCGTTACCACCGCATGGGACGCACAGGGCGTGTATCAGGGCATGAAAAAAATCCTCACCGAAGAAAACGGCGTCATGAAAAACGGCGACACGATGACGGGTTTCTTGACTTTTGCCAAACAGCCTTGGCCGAAAATACAGCTGGCCTCAAATAAAGGGGGCAAGCCCTGCTGGTTGAGAGCGGCGGCACCGCAGGTACGCACTGCTTTATCATCAGGAATCATGAAGATGGTGAGGTAAGAAATGGCAATATCGTCAGATTCAATCTGCCTGACAAAACCGGCACGCATACGCTGGCAACGACGGGCGACCTTGAGGCCTTGTCCCGTGTCGACCTGACCGGCAACCAAACCGTCGGCGGCCAAAAAACCTTTGCCGCACGCACCCACTTTTCAGACGGCCTTACCATCAGTGCCGCCAATACCGGCCAGTCCGCCGAGTTCCGGCGCGGCGCGGCCGACTGGTATTGGGGCAACCCCATTTCGCGCAAGGCTTTGCAACTCAAAGACAACGGCGATTTGGCCTACCAAAACCAAAAAATCTACCACGAGGGCAACAAACCGGCATGGAACGATATCCAGAATAAGCCTGATGTAGCCACGCGCGGTACTACGCTGGCACACTACGGAATTACCGATTCCGTGACCGCTGCCGATTTCCAATGGGCTAACGTCAAAACAGGTACGATAATGTATTTTGCCGGCGGTCAAGCTCCGCACGGCTGGCTGGCTGCCAACGGCGCAGCAGTGAACCGCACGACATTTCCGCATCTGTTTGCGATAATCGGCACCCGTTACGGCGCGGGCGACGGACGCACCACCTTCAACCTGCCCGATTTGCGCGGCGAGTTCGTGCGCGGCTGGGATGCGGGGCGCAATGTCGATGCAGGCCGTGCACTCGGAAGCTGGCAGCAAGACGAGTTCCGCAGCCACCACCATATTTATCGGCGCGGCCACCTGACAAACTCGGTGCCTTGGGAGCACCGCGAGGCAAGCCGTGATGGCAGCGCGGCCACGTATGACGGTGACGGCCGCTTTGATGACGGCGGCGACCGCGTGACCACATCTGCCTCAGGCGGCGTGGAAACCCGCCCCCGCAATATCGCACTTTTGGCCATTATCAAAGCATAAGGCCGTCTGAAAATATCTGAAAGGAAAACCGAATGACCCAAAATATCCAATGGCAAAAACCCGTCTGCCAACTCGATTCAGACGGCATCTATCTGCACCAAACCATGGCCGATCTTGACGTGTACACCAAAGACGGCGGCTACATTATCCCCGGCGGCTGCATCGACACCGTGCCGCCCGAGGCGCGCGAAGGCCACGCCGCCAAATGGAACGGCAGCGGCTGGGACTACCTGCCCGATTTGCGCGGCCAAACCGCCTACCGCACCGACAGCGGCGAAACCGTGCTGATTGACCGCATCGGCGCACTTTCAGACGGCTTGACCCTTGAGCCGCGCCCCGGCGAAGCGCACGAATGGCGAAACGGTGCATGGGCGGAAAACCCGAACGCGCCGCCGAGCTAAAGGCGCAGGAGCTGGAGCGGGCAAAAGCCGCCAAACTGGCCGAAATCAACCGCGCAGCGCAAGCGTTTGTCGCCCGCGCCGCCGAGTTGGACAAAACGCCCGAGTTCGAAGTGGCCACATGGCCGCTGCAGGCCGCTGAAGCGCAGGCATGGAGCCGCGACAAAGCCGCCTCCACGCCCGTTTTGGCCATCACCGCCGCCGCCCGCGGTCTGGATTTGGACAAGCTTCGCGCCGCCGCCCTGCGCAAGGCCGACGCCTACACGGCGCTGACCGCGCACGTTGCCGGGCAGCGTCAGGCTTTGGCCGACAAGCTGGAAAAGGCCAAAACGGCCAGGGCGGTGGAAGCGATAGCCGTGTCCTACGCCATGCTCGCCTGATTTTTAATGCGCATTAAATGTGCGTTTTCTTGCCAAGCCTTACCATCCCTGCATGTTGTTGCAGGGATTTTTTATGAAAATTGCGTTTTACAAAGGCACGCTGCGCGGCCGCGCAGGCTGGTTCAGCCGCTTGGCGCGCTGGGCAGACCAAGGCCGCTACAGCCATTGCGAAGTGGTGTTTTCAGACGGCATGTGCGCCTCGGCCAGCTGGTACGACGGCGGTGTGCGCTTTAAAAAGATTGCTTTTAACTCCCTGAATTGGGACATTGTTGAACTGAATTTCACACCCGAGGCCGAGGCGAAAGTGCGTGCATGGTTTACCCGTAACGAAGGACGGCCCTACGACCTGCGCGGCAGCTTGGGCGTGGTGTTCCGTCCGTTCGGGCAAGGCCGGCGCGGCTGGTTTTGCAGCGAAGCGGTGGCCGCCTCACTGGGGTTTGCCGAGCCGTGGCGCATCAGTCCGAACCAGTTGGCCGCGCTGTTGGAGACGGTTAAATGGTAAGGCTGGATATGGAAATCGTGCGCGACGACAAGCAGAGTATTGTGGTGGAGCTGCTGGATTCGGACGGCCACACCATCAATCCGGCCGACATCGACAGCGTAACGGTATGGGTCAAGCCGCCGTTTCAGGACAAGATTTTTCCCGAAACGGTCATTCTTCCCGAAGACCCCGAAAACGGCTTGGGCAGCCACCTGAAAATTACCTTTACCCGCAATATCCTGCAAAAACAGATGTGGACGCAGGCGCAATACGGCATTGAAATTGTCTGCGGCGACGAAGGGCCGACCACCGTCATCGGTGGAAAAGTGATGAGGATTTACTGATGAACCCGATTGTCAGACCCGGCCAAGCGGCCAGTGTGAAAATCAGAGATTTAAAAAAGCATTGCGCCGATACCCCGTCGGGCAACGGCAAAAGTGCCTACGAATTGGCCTTGGCCGGCGGCTTTTCCGGCAGCATTGAAGCATGGCTGCTGTCGCTCAAAGGTTCGGACGGCCTGTCTGCCTATGAGCTGGCCAAGCAGCAGGGCTTTGGCGGCAGCCTTGAAGAATGGCTGCAATCGCTGCACGGCCGCAATGGCGAACCGGGCGGACAAGGCGATAAGGGTGCGGACGGCAAAAGTGCCTACCAAATCGCACTTGAAAACGGCTTTCAAGGCACGGAAACCGAATGGCTGGCATCGCTCAAAGGCGACAAAGGCGAACCCGGAGCGGCAGGAACGGCGACCAGCCCTGCAAGCCCTACCGCCGCAGGTACTGCCGGATTTAAGGTTTACAACGGCCGTAATCCCCTGCAAGACCTGCTTGTACCGGGCAATTACCTGATTTACAGTCCTGCAGTCTTAAAAGAAATGGGGCACCCGGTTACGCCGCCGGCATACTGACGGTCAACAGCACCGACAGCCGTAATATTGTGGTGTGGGAGTGGGTCTGCCCGTTTTATGGTCGGACGGGATTCAGGGTGTATCAAAACAACCGCTGGCTTCCGTGGGAATCGGCCAGCTACCGCAATATCAATGCGTCGGCAGCAGTTCCGCGCACCATGATCGTAACGACGGGCTCTTCAACCGCCGTTGACCTGTATCAGGGCAACACGCTGCAATCGGGCTTGGCAAGTGCGCAAGGCTTAAATATCTATGCGCCTCAAAACGGCTACGAAGCCTTCACTACCGGTATGAGCGGGCAGGTGGCAGAGTATACACTGATGATTAACGGCGGATTAACGCCCGAAATCACGTTCCCGGGCGGCGAAATTCCGGAACACGGCGGTAAAGTCAGCGTACAGGTGGCATTGCCCGGTGCGTCGCAGGTAGATGTAGTCAACGGCAAGGCTTACTTTTTGTCCAACGGACGCAAGGGGACGATAGTCGGTGTGCCGTCTAATCCAATTTGGACGAGTACCGACAATGTCCGTGAAACCACTCCGGTGTTTGCCGACCAGCCGTATGAAGGACGCATCGAATCATGGAGCGGATTTGAAAACTGCATACAAATCATCGCCGTAGGAAAAAACGACATCAATCACGGCAAAACGGCAGCAGAGACTATCCCCATCATCGAAAAAATCACGAAGTGCTTTAAGCGTGAGCGGTTTGTCATCTGCACGTTGTGGAGCAATTACGATTACGACGACGGCAAGCGTGAGGAGATACGCAAACTGAACGAGTGGATACGCAAGAAATACGGGCGGTTTGTCTATGATTTGGAGCGGTTTGTATTATCTGACGAAGCGTTTGCCGAAACGGGCATTTCCAAAACGCCCGATGATACGGCGGCCGTTGCCAAAGGCGTGATGCCGAAATCCGTCAGTAAAGACGGCGGAAAACACATGGCTCCGGCGGTGGCGTGGAAAGCCGTCAGGAACATTGTCGATATGATTAAATCGGCAGGCATCGTTTAGACAAAAGGCCGTCTGAAAACGGTTTTCAGACAGCCTTTAGAAAGATTAAGACGGCGGCGCACCGGTGCAGCAACACCGATACGCCGGCCTGGCAGGGATAGTCTGCATTAGCCAAAGCCGCCACCTCGCGAGGCAGCGGTATTTTATCACTAATGCATAAGGAATGCCCGAAAAATGAAACACCGTTACAAAAACCGCTGCGAATGCAGCAACTGTTGCAAACTGCTGGCCGTCGGCACAGGCGACTTTGAAATCAAATGCCCACGCTGCAAGACAGTCAACCGGTTTGGTTCTTTAACAACCCAGAATGCCGCCGAGCATCCGAATCCGAAAGGAAACAATGGATGCTCAAACCTTTTTCAGACGGCCTGAACCCACCGTTGGCAGCCTGTTCGCAGGCATCGGAGGATTCGACCTCGGCTTCGAAGCCGCAGGATTCCGCACCGCGTGGCAGGTTGAAATCGACCCGGTCTGCCGCGCCGTTCTCGCCGACCGCTTCCCCCATGCTGAACAGCACGAAGACGTGCGTACCTGCCTGCCCGCACTCTCCCGAACAGACGTTATCGTCGGCGGTTTCCCCTGCCAAGACGTTTCGGCAATGGGTAAACGACGCGGCCTTGCCGGAAAACGCACGGGGCTGTTCTTCGACGCAATGCACATCGTGCAGACCCTTCAACCGCGCTGGCTGGTGCTTGAAAATGTCCCCGGACTGCTCTTTTCAAACGATGGCCGCGACTTCCAAACGGTACTTGAAACGCTTGCCGAATGCGGGTATGTGGGATTTTGGCGGGTGCTGGACAGCCGTTATTTCGGAGTCCCCACTAAACGCCGCCGAATATTCGTGGTCGCAGGTTTTCGAGAGCTGCCCCCGGTTGGGCTGCTGGGTGATGCCGGACCAATGGAGCGCGTATCTGGCCAGACGGAAGCGGGCAGCCCGTGGGCGGACGCTCATCCTACGCTGCTTGCAGGTTTCGCCGACGGGACAAGTATCGACATCTCGGGCGGAAATATCGTTGCTGTCGCCGACAGCCGGCATCAGATGGTTGAGCGGCAGCGAGCATCTGAAGATTATGGGCTTCGGCGCGGACTGGATGCGGCCGACGCTACTCAGGCTCGGGCTGCCGGAAACGCCATCTGTCCGAAAGTCGCACAATGGATTGCTGAAAAACTCATCAGTACATTCTGATTAACCGATACCGAGCACCGCAAGTGCCTTTTACTCTATATATAAGGAGTCAAAATGACACCCAAACCGCAACCGCCCGTACCGTGGATGGGCGGCAAACGCCGCTTGGCCAAACACCTGCTGCCCATGTTTCCCGAACACCAATGCTATGTGGAGCTTTTCGCCGGCGGCGCGGCCCTGTTTTTCCTGCGGCCGCAACCGGCAAAATGCGAAGTGCTCAACGACATCAACGGCCAACTCATCAACCTTTACCGCGTGGTGCAACACCACTTCGACGAGTTCGTGCGCCAGTTCGAATGGGCGCTGACCAGCCGCGAAGTGTTCGCCCGTCTGCAATCCACGCCGCCCGATGTGATGACCGACATCCAACGTGCCGCACGCTTCTTCTACCTGCAACACACCGCTTTCGGCGGTAAAACGGTTGACCACCACTTCGGCACGGCCACCACCGGCCGCGGCTTTACCGCCGCCGATATTGCCGACCGCCTAAAATCCGCGCAGCAGCGGCTCAATGGCGTGTTTGTCGAGAACGAGCCGTGGGAAAAATGCTTTAAACGCTATGACCGCGAGCACACCTTCTTTTATGCCGACCCACCGTATTGGCAGACGGCAGGTTACGACAGAGCCTTTGATTGGGCGCAGTACGAACTGCTGGTCAAGCGAGTGCAAAGGTAA